CCCTCGTACCAGTCACAGTTGTTGGTGGTCATGGTTGCCTCCAAAATCGGCCTGTGGAGGGGCCTCATGTGCGTTCTGAGCATACTTAACCCCCTGCCACATCTCCCGCCACAGCCAATTCAGCCAGTTAGCGGCATCCAGATAGTCCCTCACCCCTTCATAGTCCTGAGAACAAAGGGCTTTGTGTAGGCAATAGCCCTCTGCTCGGCGAAGGATTGCCATACCCTCGTTTGGCTCTACCATGTGTCCACCCCCCATTTCCTCCGACACCTATCAGCCTCAGCCAATCGCTCCCGACGCTTCCACTCTCCCAGCAACTGAGCGGTCATCAGGACACAGGCAGTCCAGAGCATCACACAGCCTGTCATGAGTAGCCAGTTCCAAATAGTCATTTCGTTTCTCCATAGGGCTCACAAGTTGTGTCAAAGATGATGCGAAACCAACTCCCAAAGTGGACGCGAAAGCATTTAGCCTGCTTTGGGACATAGACCCGAAAGGCCACGCACTTATGCTCTTGGCACCAGAAGAACATCCACGAGCGGGGCTCATCCATCCCCTTATGTGTCCAAGCTGAGACACCAAACTGCTGCGGCGCATAGGGCAGCGCCACATGGAAGAACTCAGTCACATCAGGTTGTTGGGAAGGCCAGATGAACAACTCCTTCACCTTCCCTCGTTTGAGCACGAAGCAGAATATGAACTCTGCCGTCCCGAACCTGTGAGAACTGGCCTTGAATTTCACCATGTCATGCTCTCCCAACTCACGACAAGTTAGCTTGCTCATCTCACCACCTCCACATAGGTTCTCTCTGGCTCAGTCGCAGATCACTCGCGTCCGCGTCTTAGTAACCATCCGAGTTTCCCCTGTTTCCTCGGGCTCTGTCATAATCGGCTCCTCTTCTTCGTATTCCACCGTCTCAATGTGACAGTTGGGGGAGAGGTAGCCCCGCACAGTCAAGGGAAGCGGGGCATCCTTGAAGTACACATCAATGCCATCATCCGCTACCTTCTTGGTGCCCTCACCAAACACCCCAGCCAGCAAACGTGGCCAGCGAGAGTGCTTGTTGCGGAGATACATATACACGCTACTGACACCGATGAGCAAAAAGAACCAAATGTCCTCCAACAACTCGTCCCGTTGGCCCTCTGGCTCATCGTCCACCGCTGCCAAAATCTGAGCCAGCTGCATAGCGTAGTCTTGATGCTCCCTGATTTCCTTGTTCAACTCTTCTCTAGTCATCACTTCCTCCTTGTCGTTAGTTTTCTACACAGACCTCGTACAATAATCATCCATTGCCTGAGACCCGAGCGAACCATCCACATCGAGCACGCCCCATTGTTCATAGGCCACGAAGTCTCCTGTCTCGGCCTGTTGCTGTAACTCCTTGCCAAACTGGCCTCCGAGGGCTCGTTGCTCTAGCCACTCGTCGAACCATTCAGGATTGTCACTCCAGATTCCCATTGTCCTTCCTCCTTATTAGGCTCTATACGAAGTCTCAGAGAATTGCGGAAACAGCGTCCTTGCAAGGGACTCTTCCAACTTGCATCCTCTGGCTGCTACGAATTCGACCGTCTCTTCTTCACGAACCGTCCCCATTGTGGCTCCGATGTAAGCAGCCCAATCCACGATGCCAGGAAGAACCACAATAGCAATAGAAAATCCATTCGCACTCCAATACCGCCGGGGCTTGAAAGTCGGGGTGCATTCGGAGTGATAAGGTTTCGCTGCTGACCATTCAATTGGGTGTGCAGAACCAATCTCATCACCACACTTAGCGCATGGATAATAAACAGTGCTCATTGACTCACCTCCACATACATCCGCCACAGAAGCGGCATGAACAGCACCATCGTCCCGACAGCCAACCACACAAAGAAAGCCAGGGTGTCGAGGAGCCGGGTCAACCAATCGCTCATCGTCCCTTCCCAAGCTCGCTGCATGGCACCATCCTCCCCTGCCCCACTCCACCCTCAACCGTGTACTCTCTACAAGCACCCCCTTCAAAGGAGCGAGGCTCGGGAGTAGGAGTAGGCCGTGGACAAGCATGGAATGGAAACACAAGCAACGCCAGACAGATGATCCTCAGATGATTCATGGTTTCTTCTCCTTATACAGTTTCAACAGTTCACCGGCCTTGTCTCGCCACAGGTCACGCTCTGCTTCTGAGATTTCCAGTGACCCACCAGTAGTTCCCATCCCGGCCTGAATTGAAAAGGCCAACTCCCGCGCCAGCTGGTCGCGTTCGGGGTTGTAGGAGTTGATGGCCTCGACAATAAGATTAGCGTCTTTGAAGGCCGCATCCCTGCTCATTTCTGCAACCCCAAACCAGCCGCCCTTTCCATCTGGGCTCACGATAAAGAGTTCTCCTACCCCGACCTCTTCGACAGCCCACGGCCTCGGTGTCGCCTTGTCAATCTTGTCGGTGCTCATTTAGTCCTCCTGTTGGCACAAGGCCTACGGTGTCTTGATTGTCCACGGTTTCTCTCACAAGCTGATAAGGAAAGCCTGCTACAAGGTGTAACCAGCAAACATAGACACCGCCGCCCAGGTAGTATCCCAGCGTCATGGGGCAGTTGCTATTCATGCAATGCGGCAAGGCATCGCTCATGGTTTCCTCCCTTTGGCTTCGCTCACAATGTAGCCATGATGGCGGAGCTTTTTAGCAAGTTCTCTAGTAAACTTACTGGATGGTAAGAATCCGCCGTTCGTAAGAGTCCAAGACGAGTGAGGGCTATCCCATCCCTCTAGGTCAGCTACGGTGCTAACTGCTGCCGCAGCGAGTTTCAGCAAGTCTCTTTTTTCAAATATCAGACGCATCACTCCCTCCCTGCTCGCTGGACTTTCTTGCCCTTCTCCATCTGGCCTTCCAGTTAGCATCTTTGCAGTCAACAGAACAATAAATCTGGTTCAGGCGGCCACGCCTAAATGTCTTACCGCACCAAGGGCACGCTATCTTCTCTAAGGCCGCCACAACAGCTTTGTAGAGCCGTTTCTGTGTTCGATTCATCTACCCTCACACTTGGCGATGGCTTGCAACCTGCTCAAAGCAGCCTCGTGCTCTCTGAACACAAGGCCACCTACGTTAAGTTCATAAAGTAAGACCGATACCTGCTCACCAGTTTTGATAGCTTGTCCAGCAGCCTCCAACAACTCTGCTACGCCGGTTTCGCGGTCGATGATTTCGGCGCAGTTTCCGCGTTTGAACTTCCCCTTTGTCATTGCGTTTGGTATGTCTGCCCACAAGTGCCCTTCGATTGCTATGGCAGCCCTCAACGCTCCCGCCGATGGTTTGGTTTGCTGTGTCATGGTTTGGTTCCTCCTACTGCGGAAAGTCGAGACGTTCTAGCCAAACGCCGAACCAGGTTCCAAGCGCAAAGAATACAAACATACCAAGTGCGACAATCTCAAAGTCCTCGCTCAAGTCCTCTTGCCAATTCTTGGGTATCAATCTCCAAGCCATCTCATCCTCCCAGCGGAATGTCCGCTGCCTAATTCAACTAGGGTTTTCCGCATCATGTTCGAGCGCGTGAACAAGTTCAATTGCTTCGCGTAAGGTGTCGCAATACTTGACCAGTAGGTTTTCCACCCGTGTCAAAACTTTCCACTGTTGCTCACCATCAAAGTGGATTTTGTAGGGCGAAGAAGCCTCGATTTCCTCTAAGTGCTCTGCGCTTGTCTTTGCCATCATTCCTCCAATCCCTCACCCTGAGGCCGAAGGGGAGCCCGATCACGCCTTGATAACTCAGCGACAGACTGCGCTCACAGACTCCCCGATGGCCCTTTTGTGGGAGGGACTACAAGGGCCTTTCGCCTAGCCCCACGCCAATCCCCATTTCTAGTGCTACTTGTCGAAAGTGGCGCGGGCAAACTTGGATCAACTCGCCATCTAGCATCCTAAAGGGTTTGGTATTGCCGCCTATGTCTGAGCAGGCAGCCCAAGCGGGGGCGTCCTCACAGTAGAACCAACACTTAATCGAGTCTTTCATCGTCTCACCTCCCTAACTCACTACCCTAGTAGCACACTACCTAACCCTTGTCAAGTGAAATCACATGGGTTATTTGCCCCTCATTATTCACCATCCTCTAAGCAGTCTGAACAGGCCCACTCGTTCTCCTGAAAGTGCAGGAACGCACCATCAGGCATACACCCCATAGTTACCCCATCGTCCTCGTACTCGAAAGTCTCACCGCACCGGCAACAAGTCACCTTTGCTAACTTACTTTGCTGTGTCATGGGCTCCTCCCTTCAATTCGTAATGGCTACATAAACCAGAAACAGAACCACAATAATTGGCAACGCTAGTAACACTATTAAGACAAGGGGGTCATCCAGCCCGAACCATTCTTTCTTGAAACGCATCACTAACCTATTCCTCCCCATCAACTTCAGCCCTGACTCGGTGAGCATCGTCTAGCCATAGCCAGTCCTCAAAGGTGAACGGTATCTCCTCTAGCTCTCGCTTTGCTTGGCAGTATTCCTCGTAACGTTCTCGGTGTGTCATCTCATTCCTCCCTTAACCACCTTCCTACACTCCGAGCACCTTGCCTTGACTCCCCACGACGTAGTCACATGGCCGCACTCTAGCTCTACAGTGGGCCGGTCAAATATCCCCTCAGACTCCCGCAGGGTCTTGACTACCTTGCGTAGCGGCCCCCTACGCTGTGGCCCACGCTTGCCGCCCTTAAACTTGCCTAGATCAGGGGGAGTGTAGCTCATTGACTATTGACTCCCGCTTGGTTTGGTTGATCATGACTTCTTCCACATTTCCTCTTGCCGCTTCTCTTCTTGACACTCTTGGCAGAAATGGATAGCATACCAACCATCTGCTAAGCGGCGGGCAATGTGTTCCTCGTGCTCAGCGACCCAAGTTGGCACTAGCGGCGTTTTGCTAGACGCCCCAGGATTGCTCATGGAGTAAGGGTCAGCCTTTCTTTTGCTCATAGCTATTTGTCCTGTATCCCGTCGTGGATTCCACAGCATTCAGGATCACCACAGGGACAGATTGCAATTCCACCTGGTTTTTTGCCTTCCCACCATTCAAAGAAGGCCGCTATACAATCAGGGCACAACGAATTTACTCCTGTGGGGGTTTCCGTAGGCGGCCCCTCCCACGGCCATTTCAACCAATACCATCCATTTGGCGGTTTATAACTTGATTGCCATGGCGTCGTGTTTGAACACCTATTACACTCAAAGGTGTGTAAAGTCTTACTGTCTTGTCCCATTATATCCGCACCCCCTCAGACCGCGCCCAGTTGTAGAGGTCTTCATCGTTGAGCACCCACAGTTCGCGCTCACTATCGCTCTTGGACGACCCTGGGGCTAGACTTTGGATGATCTCGTCCAACGCTTGACGATTCTCTTTGATAAACTGTCGTAGTGTCATTGTCGCACCTTCAACGCATCCTGCATTCTTGCTTGAAACATCGGCCCCCACATGTAGGCCCACCAGACTGAATGCCAGGGGACGCCATTGGGTGTCACCTTTGCTAACTCTCGCGCAGCGTAGAGGTCGAACCCATCTCGCCGGGCCAGTCGATATAGGCGTTGCTGGTTAGTCATCATCTCACCTCCCTCGAATCTGCTACCGTGGTAGCACAGCTATTAGGGCTTGTCAAGGACTATTTTAGGTGCTATCCTACCCACGATGACTCCCCCGCTCCCAAAGCACAGTCCTAGTACGGGCAGATACTAGGTTGTAGCTATCATGTCCATGCTGGTAGCCGTAGGCAAGTGAATCGTGCTCCGCAGCGGAGGACGCAACTTTATCCCAATTGATCTCGTCCGGGGCGGTGTATTTGTACCAGTTCGTCTGCCAAGTCCCTGATTTGTGTTGGATGGTGACGCTATAGGTCTTCATCGTCCAGCCCTCCTGTGATATACTCCCTGCCATGCGCCCAGCCCGAAAGATGTACACTCTCGGCGGAGTCCATGCGGAGTGTCTCGCTTGCCATAGGTGGATGCATTTCAGAGGCTCTCAGTACAGCGAGAGCGTGATTTGTCCCTACCCTGATTGTATGCGTAGGCATCATATTCATATGCACTTGACACCTGCTACGTCTAAACCTCTAAGGGAGCCGACCCCTGGGCAAATCGAGCCACCAGCGGAAGCTATTGAGAATGAATAGGTTAACGTCATAGCATCCATCAGCCTGCACCCCAGAGGATGCAGACGGCGAGCGCTATTGCGGTGGCCTAGACGTTAGCGCCTTTTCTTCCCGCACTACGCGGAGAAAATGGGCGTGGTCAAATCGCGGGTTGTCGTTTAGCAGGGCGTTAGCGATAAAAACCGCGATTGTGTCAATGGTGTACTCAATGGCCTGGGAGTCTAACTCTGGCTCAACACCAAGCGCATCGTGTCTACCGTTTTGAATTGCTTGTGCAAGTACGATGTAGTCTTTGTGTGTCATCGTAAATCCTCCATCCTGAATCCTGCGCTTATTGGTTTCAGCCAATAGGTCAAGCGATTCAGCTCCTTGTAGATGTGCAGCGGTTTGTATTCAGGATGCCGCTTGATGAACCAGTCACGAGTCCACAGCAACCGTGCATGGAGTCCGTCCCTAGCGGTTTTAGATGTGTACCATATCTGCATTAGCTCATCTTCCTGTTGCTTGCTTAGTGCCATTGTCTCACCTCTCTACTGCTACCACAGTAGCACGCCCACCTGCCCTTGTCAAGTGAAATCGGTAAGGGCAGGGAGTCGGGCTAGGCTGCACTAACAGGCTGTGCGAGCTCGAATGTCAACGGCTCCAACCCATCCACGCTAACGGTTATGCAACCATCAGCGTGCCAAGTGGTGCTGGTGTGCCGTCCTTGTCCCTGCGCCAGCGCCATGTATTTGTAAGCCTGCCGCTTGGGGTCGTCGTGCTCGACTGTAGTGCCGTGCTTCCCTTTGTAGGTTGCGTTGAACATGTTGTCACCTCACTCATGCTTCCATAGTAGCACCAGCCCCAGCTCATGTCAAGCATCCAATGGTCACAATCATGTCTAGCCCACTAGTCACACTCTAGCCCCCCTGTCCCCCCATGATAACCATGACCCACGTCCTAATTGCCCGCCCTGCCCCCGCTCACTAGCCCGCCCCTCCCATCCCATGACCTGCCCGCTTTGCCTATGCCCGTGACCCACCGCCTAGTCAGCCACTAGCATAGTACTCCTAGTACGTGACCATAGTCCTATCCCCATTCATTGTACGAAGGGGGTGAAGCAGGGTGGAGTTATGGACACTCGGTCGTGTGGGGCTCACAAAATTTTTCCAAAAGTGGCCTGACGCACCTGCATCAGTCTGTCAGCAATTCGTCCACTTTTCCTGACAGTCCACTATTTGTGTACGGAACACCAAAATGGCCGCCGCACCGGGATTCCCGGTAAAAATAATAGTTGCATGTGCACCAAAGGGGCGTTATGCTTGAGGGGCGATGAATAGGTACTGGTTCAACTACAAGCTCATGCGGGCCTTTGACAACACCTACCTAGATTCTCTGGCAAAGGCTTGGCTTCTGTGTCGTGGCTACAAAGTCAAACTACACTGTGCCCTGCTGTGAGATATCACAAAAGTTGTGATAATTTCTATGGGCACGCTGAGAGGGGCCTGTTGCATCTGCCACAGAGGTGTGATAGCCTCGATGGGTCAAGGAGTGTGAGATGTCGATGATTCAGTTGGATGTTGGGGAGCCTCTACTACAAATGGGCGCTAAGCCAGCGGCACTCCTGTTTGTCACACCTGAAGGCATTCTCTTGATTCGCTGGATTGAGGGGTGTTCTCCAGAGGATCAGTCCCGCGTGGAGGAAACAATGAAACGCGGCGTGCGGTTTGGAGATTTAGAGATTTAGCTCAATGCCCAAACCCCTCACCCTCCTCAACCGCTTCGATAAGTTGAACCGCCGACACTTCAGGGGGAAGCTCAAGAGGCCGTCGATGGTGAGGTTCTCGAAGCAGCCCGCATCAGACGATGTGGAGGCGGTTGGACGCACGATTTTCAAGTCCAATGGCCAAGTCTGCATTCTCATTCACGCAGGGCTGAAGCCCTTCACCACGCTGACTGAGTTGGTGCTCGCACATGAAATGGCCCACCAATGGAATCATCAAAGAGGCGTGAAGGGGGAGGCCGATAACTGCCACAAGCGTGGAAGTCGTCATCACTGTAAAGTGCTCTCTATCTTGAACAAGGAACCCACCCTGTGCTAACCCCCACCCAGATTCGCCAGCTTCGCCAGGAAAGGGGATGGAGCCAGCAGGCCCTGGCTGATAAGCTAGGGGTGAACAGGACGACTGTGGTCAGGTGGGAGGCGGGAGAGGTGAAGGCGATTTCAGCCCTGATGGGATTGCTTGAGAGCACATTGGAGACAGAGTGCCCCGACACCGACTCGTAGCCCCGAGAGGGAAGGGCGGCAGCAAGGCTATCCTTGATGTCAGGCATGACCGCACCTTTATGAAGCTCTCCAAGATGGTTGACAAGCAGGAGTGGCAGGAGGTGCTGGGCCACTTCCCTGAGAACGCCAAGGCGGAGAAGTTGTTGGCGTTGCTGTCGAATCCCCTCTTCAACAAAGCAACCATCGGCAAGCTCGCAGTCATGTCAGGGATGCCAGCGTCAGAGTTGATTCTCCTATTCACCTCCGCCAAGAAGGCTGAGGGGATTATCAGGATGGGCAGGAAGCTCCCTGATGTCATGGAGGAGACCGCTGATGATGCCCTCTCGCATCAGGTGCCTTGTGAACGATGTGGAGGAGAGGGGAGGGTCAAGGATGCTTCCTGCAAGAGTTGCAAGGGCAAGGGAGTCATAGTGGTCAAGGGCGACCTGGATAATCGAAAGCTCGTGCTTGAGATGGCGGGCCTGATAGGCAAGCGTGCCCCTGGGCAGGCCATTCAAATAAATGTCGGTGGGCCACAGTCGCTGGAGACAAGAGTGGGGTTGGCACAACAATTGTTGTCTGAACCAACAACAGAGGGGGAAGTTGTCGATGCTGAATCAGTTGAAGAACTACCTACAGACGGATGATTTCAAGGCGCTCTTGGGTGCCCTTGACCGGATAGCAACCGCCCTAGAGGTCATCGTCCTGCGGCAGTACAACATCTCCTTGCCCTTGGATGGTAAGCAGCCAAAGGATGAGAGCGAGGTGATGGAGAGTGTTGACGAGGTCTATGCTCAACAGGAGGTTGATGAGTTGATGAAGGGCAGGTCAGAGGAGGAGGATTGATGGCGAAGTATAAGTATGATTGGCTTCCGAACCCAAAGAAGTTGAAGTACAAGTATGGGATGCAGTGGAACTCGGATGGTGATTGCACCCTGATTCCATTGGTACGCCAGCGAAACGACCGCTCTGTGCGGGGGGCAGTGACTAATACCTGCTGTGATTGTGGCCTCACACATCTCTATCTCTTTGAGGTCTTTCGAGGCCCTAACGGCGACTTCTTTTTGAATAAGCGGGCACATAGGGTATTTCAACGAAAGGGTAAGAGGATTGTTGAAGCATAGGCGATGTACTCCCAAAAGATCATCGACGACCAACAAGGACGCTTAGAGAAGCGCTTGGGCTTCAAGTTGACCCGCTACCCCCTTGACAAGGTAGAAGCATGGGTGGCTCACCTTGATGCTGCTTATGACTCGGACAAGAAACTGTTGCGTCGTGCCCTGACCCCTGAAGAGGACAGGTTCATCCTCAACGAGACCCTGCTCAGCACGATTGACTATTTGTACCATTCGGAACGCTATCACACAATAGAATTGGATGCGATGGAAGGCGGTGGGCTTGGTCACCTACACTTGTGGGGAAGCCAACGGATAGTCTTGAAGCACCTGGCCAAGTGGCAGGATGAAGACCAGTATCGAGTAGCTAACAAGGCAGATGCTATCGGCACCCTTGTGGCTGCACACAAGGCTCGGCAACTCGGAATGACTGCCCTCTGTCGCTCCCTCTCAGCCCATCGCCTCACCACTGTCCCAGGTGTCCGAGTCCTCGCGGGTTCGGTTGATGAGGACAAGGTGATGGAACTCTACACCAGGGACAAGACCATCCTCGACAATCTACCTTGGTGGCTGAAGCCGGAGATAAAGTACGACGAAAAGGGCGCTCATATCCATTTCGGCAAGCTCTCCAGCAAGGTGCTCTATCAGGTCGGGAGCCAGAAAAGCGGAGTCGGCCAAGGACGACAGTTCGATGTCATCCACCTGACCGAATGTGCTTCCTGGCCGTATCCGCTGACGATTGAGAATGACCTCTACCCAACTATCCCCAGGGCTGCTTCGACCCTCTGTATCCTTGAGTCAACCGCCCAGGGGAGGGTTAATTGGTGGCATGACTTCACCGAGCGGATTCGCATCAAGGGTTCCTCGCGGTGGCGTTACTTATTCATCCCCTGGTATGCCGAGGAGAAGAAGTATCGGTTCACTCCCCCAGCAGGGTGGAAGCCCTCTGAGATTGCTATGCTCCATGCCAAGAAGGTTTACGAAACCAGCCCGGAGTGGATTGGCAGGGCAGTCATGCTTTCCCCGGAGCAGCTTTACTGGTGGGAGTCCGAGAGAGGGGATGCAGTCAAGCGGGGGGTGTTGAACATCTTCCTCACGAACTATTGTGCCACGCCGGAGGAGAGTTTCCAACACACCGGCCAATCCGCTTTCGCCCCTGAAATCTTGGAGAAGTTGCGGCTGCAAACGACAACGGGAAAGCCATTTGATGTTCGGTTGGGGGGCCTCTAGTGGACGGCTGGAAGATAGGGAAGACCCATATCCCCGCGATGGATGCCAACTACCTCGACGAGAAGTGGGATGGTGACCCCAGAGGGATTTTGTGGCTCTATGAGGAACCGAAGGCCAACGAAATCTACTCTCTTGGCAACGACCCGACCATTGGGCTTGCTGGGTGGAATCGCCTCTCTCGCTCCCGCGATGATGTGGACACCGACAATGGAGTGATACAGGTTATCCGTATAGGGGTACCGCCGAAGTCGGATGTGCAGGTGGCTGAATATGCCGCCCCCATCGACGCCATCGACATCGCTGAGGTGGTGAATGCAGTCGGGAGGCTCTACAAGGGTAGAAGTGAGGAGGAGGCAGCCCTCGCTGTCATCGAAACCACTGGCCCTGGGGTAACCACAGTCAGAGAGTTATTGAGTCGCTATAGCTACCCGAACCTATGGAGATGGTCAACCCTCGACCAGATGAAGGTAAAGCGTAGCAACACCTTCGGTTGGGCAGCCACGCGAGAGAGCAACAAGATTCTGTTTATGAAGTGTCTCCGCCATATCGACCGAGGGGGGATACTCTTTCGTTCTCCTTGGTTGGTTGAAGAGTGTGCTGACTGTACCTCTGATTGGATGGAGTCCACGCTTCGGGCAAGGTGGGGGCGGAAGGACGATAGAGTGCGAGCGTTCTTCCTTTCGATCTGGGGAGCACATGATTGGACATCTGAGATTGACTATGAGCCTGAATCCAAGGTTGAGTCTACTAAGACTGTGCAATGGCAAGCAAGAGATGTCAGCTACGACCAGATGATGGAGGAGGCTGAGGAGCAGGTGGGGGATATATTGGATGGGGCGAGTTTCTAAGGAGGATGAACATGAAGAATCCTAACAACACTCACACTGTTGGGCTTTTCAGTTGGAACATCGACACTCACAGGCCAGACAAGTTTCTGAACAGAATGTGGTATCACTGGGTACGTGTCCGGCTTCGGCGGAGCGCTGATAAGGAGGGCCGCGACTTCTTGAGTGCTGGCTTCTACATAAACGCTCCACAGGTGGACAGTAGCGAGTTTTTTACTGGAATCCATTTGGCGCTATTCACTAAGTCGTTGTACTTGGGCTACTGGCGACCCCTGAGTCACTACCGTCTCGCTGAAGGCGATTGACTTTCCCCCAATAGGGTGGTTAGATGGCGGTGGAGGGACTCATGGCCAAGCATCCAGATGTGATTGTGAAACTCCAAATCCCCGCAGAGGTCTGTGCTGTCTACGAGGCCCAGGGGGAGGGGAACGAGGAACTGGAGATGGCTGCGCGACTGGTTGCCTGCGTTGACCATCGAGCATCAAGTCCTCTCTTCTTTGACGACAAGCAGAGGAATGAGCTTGAACTGTTGCTCGACAAGCAACTGAACTCAGCCGCCGAAGCCCTTGATGCCATCAGGGGGAACGCTGAAATCGAACTCCCTGACGGACACAAGTTAGTTATCCCCATCGACATTGGCCGGAGGCTCAAGGACAGACTGACCTCTGAAGGTGGGGACGTAAACACTCTCGATGCTCTCATCATCCGACTGCTCAGCCAGTGGGTGGGGCTGTGAGCCTCCCCTTCACCTGCAATCATTGCGGCAAGCCATGTCGTCCCTTGTATTTCGACGACAAGGTGCTGCCCAAAGGGAACTGTAGAGAGTGCTTAGACATGGCCCGTGGATACGAACAAGGGCTTGACCATTCGGTGCAGTGGACTGACAAGGACTCGGTGCTGGTGTTCGAGAACCCCAAGACCGGCCAGGTCTCGTATCCTGGTAGAAACGACCGGCCCATGCCTGAGAAGTATGTCAAGGCTGGCTTCCGCCCCAAGCGCATGAAGCATCTCCATGAGGTTGATGCACTTGCCCGTAGGACAGGGGCTGTTAATCAGGCAATGCACTTTGATGAGCACACTCTCCCCCCCTGTGATGACCGCTGATGGCTGATACCCCAGCCTACAACCAGCCCTCTGAGAGCGAGCGTAAGCACTTGGAGCAGGTTCTAGGTTGGGCCAACGAGGCCCTACAAGAAGGCGAAATCTTCCTCCGCTCCCAAAGGGGATTCAACGACATCCAGAAGATAATCGACATGGTGATGGGGGAGTTTGACACCAGAAAGCAGCACACCGACCTCTCTCGAATCGTGGACAACCGCTTTGCCAAGACCTTCTTCAACCTCTCGGCCTCCATGACCGACACCAAGCCCTTCTGGGACTATCGTACCTACAACAAGAAGTTCGAGCAGCAAGCCACAATATCCAACAAGCTCTCCGCCGCTTGGTACTACAATCGCAACATCGACCTACGGCAACTGGGAGTGGTGCAATATGCCCTGGCTGGTGGGAGCGGCTATGCCCATATCATCTACAACCATGAACTCGAAGACCTCGATGTCATCCCCGAAGACCCGAGGAATGTCATCCCCATCCGCCCGGCATCGCTGCACACTATTCAAGATGCTTTCGGTGTTATCATCAGGCGAGAGCGGACAGTCAACTGGGTGAAGCAGAAGTTTGGCAGCCGGGCCGCGAGGGTAGTGGCTGAAAGGGACACCTCGGTTGCCAGCCAGGTTGACATGATTCACTCCCCAGGCGTGGGTTACTCTCCACCCAAGAGCGCCTTCCTACAGAACCTCGCTTCGACGCTCAAGAAGAAGCCTGACCTGAAAATCCCAGCGGTTGATGTTTTCTACATGTACATCGACGACCGCCAACGGAATAAGGGTGGTGTTCAACGTCACGTAGGTGACTGGGGAAGGGGAAAGGATGGCCTGGTGGCCATGAACAACTGGAGCTACATCGTCCAGCCGGGCGAGCGCATGTTCCCTCGCAAGCGCCTGATAATCTTCACCAGGACAGCGGTTCTCTATGATGGCCCCTCGATTTACTGGCACGGCCTGTTCCCTCTCGCCAAGCTCACTCTCGATCCAGTGCCGTGGAGTTTCCTGGGCAAGATGACCATGAGAGACCTCATCCCCCTCCAGGAGGAACTAAACAAGTTGCGTCGAGACCTTGCCAACTATCATCGCCGCACGGGAAGGCCGAACACAGTTTGGGATAAGAATGCAGTCAGTCGGGCCACCCAAGCCCGCTACGACCCCGCACGGCCAGGTCAAAAGGTCAGAGTCAACGCCTTCCAAGGGAAACCGATGGAGACGGTTCAAGAGAATCCCCCCGATGCTTCGCTTTTCCAAGCCATTGAAGACCTCCGCAGTGAGATGGCCTTCCTCAGCGGCGAGATGGACATCTCCCAACTTGCGCGTCTTGGTCAGATACCCACCACCGAGACAGTCGAGAAGATGATGGAGGCCATGTCCCCGATGGTCAGGTTGAGGAGCAGGGTGCTGGAAGCCTATATGAGAGAGACCGCCATGATGGTGTTGAGTGGGTTCTTCCAGTTCTACGATGTGGCCAAGCGGGTTGCCACTCTCGGCCCGGCAGAGGGAATCACCTTCGAGGACGCTGACAAAGACCCGGGGACGCTGATACCTGATATTGTCAAGACTATCGATGTTGATAGAGTCGCTGGGGGGAATCCCCGCACCCGTCAAGAGCGAGCCGTGGACTTCCTCAACCAGTTCAAGTTCCACGTGGCCCCTGGGTCATTGCTGTCAGCCTCTGAGATAAGCAAGAAGTTGCTGTACGTCCAACTCTGGCGCGGCGGCGCAATCGACCACTGGACGATGCTCGAAACCCTCGGGGTGCCGAATGTTGGAGAGCCGCCTGATGGGTCGAATAACATCACTCAGCGGCTTCAGGCCGAGGCGCAGATGGGGTTGCAGGCTAACATAAATCCTACAGGTAGGAAAGCTTCGGGGGGCACCATGCCGACTTTACGTCCTGACGGACGCATCGTGGAGTCTAAGTAGATGAAGACATGGTGAACTTCACAGCAGTCGAAAAATCTCGGCGTTGGAGGAAGCGACATCCAGAGCGTGCTAAGGCAAGCAGACGCCGTACCTATTTGAAGCATAGGGAAAGAGACGCTGCCCAAGAAAAGATATATCGAGCGGCTCATCCAGAGCAACACAAGGAGTATTGGCGGGCAGCCAATGAGCGGCGGAAGGCAGACCCGATTCGCCTTGCAACGCGACGAACTGCATACAGGGATTACTACCAACGCAACCGCGAGCGATGTATCGCTGCTGTGAAGGAATATGAGAAGACCAACTTCGCAAAGGTTTGCGTGTGGAAGCGTGTACGGACTGCTAGGCGTAGAACAAGGCTTGTGGCTGCTCCTGGTACGTGTTCCAGGGAGCAATGGTTGTGGCGCTTCCAATTCTACGGCGGGCATTGCGCCTATTGTCCTCGTGAGTTGAGATTCGATGAAGCACAGATGGAGCATCGCATTCCTATCAGTAGGGGCGGCTCTAACTGGCCCGCAAACATAGTCCCAGCTTGCGCTGATTGCAATCTGCGGAAAGGAACCAAGACGAGCACTGAATTTGGTGTTAGAATACTTCTGGAAGGAGAACAGTAAATGGCATCAATAAACCACATAGCAAGCGGCGTGGACGTGGCTGCTGCTGGCACGGCAGTCGCCCTTAGTTCCACCCAGATTACCGCTGCTTGGGTATTCATCCAAGCCAAGGCAGACAACACTGGGAAGATTCACGTCGGCGGCTCAGCAGTCTCATCCACCTCTAAGATGGTGGAGTTGTCCCCCACCGATGGCTTTACCTTCCCCACCCCTTCGGTGCCGAATATCTACGACCTGCAAGAAATCTTCATTGACGCCGACAACAATGACGACGGTGTCTGGGTCGGCTACGGGGTGGTCTAGCGATGTCGAATCAGTACACAAGGTATGCAACAATTGCGACGGTGGATACGCCGGGGGAAGGTGGATTCTATGGAGGGACTGCTTGGGCACCAGCCGCTGGTGGTTCTACACAAACCATAGTCGTCGCCAATGATGTCGCCGTGTACCAGTTTGTTTTGCCTTTCCGGTCTATAGTTAGAAACATAACCTTCAACGTGAACACATTAGAGGCCGGAAAGTTTGCCGGAGTAGGCCTCTACGACAAAGATCGCAACAGATTGGTTCATAGCGGCGCTGTGAGTGTTGCCGCCACAGGGCCCAAGTCTACTGCTGTTGCTGCTGTAATCCTCGAACCGGGGGTATATTTTCACGCCTGGACAGCGGACGGAACGACAGGAGCTTTATTTGCGGTTGCTGGTGTATCCGATGGTACTGGTGGTGCGATGTCAGCAAGAGTTGTACCTGCCAAGATAGGGATTGCGGCGAATCCCGGCGTAGCGGGAGTTTTGCCTGCCACTCTTGGTGTCATCACCACCAACCTCAATCTTAAACTTCCTGTTACTTATTTTGAACCCTAATGCCCACACTCTGCCTCATGCTCGCAAGGGAATCGAACTAGATGAGCAACCTCGGACATGGCGTACACATCGCCCCTCCTCAACCGATAGAGGAGGCGATTGCTTGGCACACCGTCCCGGCGCAGCTTAGTGCGCTGAGGAAGATGTTGAGGGATGCTCAGACTGACCGAGAGGCAGTAGCATCCGCGACTGCTGAGCACCTGGAGAAGTTGGCGTGGGATTTCACCCAATGGTTGTCAACCCTTCAGAAGCAGACAACGGAAGAGGCGGGCAAACTGGGTCAGCGATTGCTTGGCCTTGAGCAGGCGGGCCAAGCCTTGGCTTGTGCTCAACATGACCAGTTGGGAGAACTAGGGGCAGCGCTCACCAACACCTTCCACCAGGGTCTCGACAGTTTGGACAAGGCCCAACAGGCCCGCTTGGAGGACGAGCGAAAGCTGACCACTAAGCAAATCAACGCCATACTGAAGTTGGTAGAAGGAGTTGACACCGTCCATGCTGCAAGAAATGTGTTACTGAGTGACCGCATCCACCAACTGGAGCAAGCCCCCCTGAAGTGCTTCTGGAGATGGCTGACTCGAAAGGGGAAGAAAAATGGCTCGACCCTATAGCCCCTGGCTACAGAGCGTAACAATCCCGAGTGCTGACACCAATGTCAACCTCTTCACTCTCCTGGAAGCGCTCGACCCTGAAGTCCCGGCTCATGTGCAGTCAATCTCCATCCAAGTTGACATTGATGAGGGAGCAGCGAGGGTCTTTGTTGGCAATCCCGATACGCTATCAGCGACCAACTATGGGGCTGTGTTGGTAGCCACTATGGAATGGTCAACCGGCTCCCATGAGTCGAACCTCATCTATCTCAAAGACATTGAGCTGCGTGCTGATACCAGCACCACTAGGGTCAATGTGAGTTTCATTGTTCGCTAGGAGAGTCCAGTGAAAAAGCTACTTCTAACCATCGCCTTGTTGCTCGGCATCAGCCTCCCTGTTCAGGGACGGGGCAACACAGTGACCCTCCTGTTCCCCGGCGTCCCTTCGGGGAGTTGCGCGTTCATCATGGTCGGCATCAACAGCGCCACTGGGGATGTCTATCATTGCAACAGTGGCTCGTGGCTGCTGATTGGCCCATTCGGAGGGATTGCGGCCACGGGTGACTCAGCGGCCAGCTTTTTCTCCAGTGGGACATTAGAGGTAGGGATTGGTGGGACAGGAGCGGGGGCCTTCACGCTTGGTTCGGTCGTGTTTGCGGGGGCGGCAGGGGTCTATACCCAGGACAACGCCAATTTCTTCTGGAATGATTCTAGTAACAGGTTGGGGGTCGGGACAGCGTTTCCTAGTCAGACGGTAGAGCTAAGATCAAGTTCTCCCATTATGAGAATTAGGGACATTGAGAACGTTGCAACAGCTACTACTGCATTTATCGAGTTTGGGGGCACAACAGCGGCTAGTTTTGATAGAACGGGTTTTGTAGGTGATGCGCAAAGTGGAAATACAGATATACTGTTACAGGCTGAAGATAGTGATTTACATTTAGGGGATTCAAGTAGTCCATCTGTTATAGTTTTACGTGGTGGTAATGTCGGCATCGGTACGGCGACCCCGAGTGTCAAGTTCGATGCTAGGGGGAGCACACTGCTTTCTCCTGCTGAGGGCGATCTCTCCAACACTCCCCGCTGGATTTTGAAGGTCGTGGACTTCAGCGATATGATGGCCGGGCAGCCGGCGGATACTTTCACTCTCTGGACGCTGCCAGCCAATACGATGATTCACGATGTTATGGCGACGGTGGTTACGGGTTGGTCTGGAGGTTCGATTTCAGCGGCGGTTTGCTCGGTTGGAGAGCAAGCCGGGCCAGCCGACGGCTTGGCATTGGACGACAATTTCTTCGCCACTGGAACTCGGTACGAACTGCACGATGCGACCGCGAGCGGGGGGAAGGGGATTCGGCTCTTTGATGCCACTGACAAGTTCGCTCCTTATATGTTCTTGGCTGGAGGGGTGATTGAAATCCAGTGTGATTTGACCGGAGACGACCATATCTTCGCCACGGCAGGGCAGGCAAGGATTCAAATTTTCGTCTCTCAACCACTAGCCAATACCACCATTGAGGCGAACTAATGAACTGGCTCGGCGCAATCGCCTTCGTGTTGCTGGCCCTCGGGGGTTTGCTATTGGTAATCAAGAAGTACAATGGTTGTCATTGACCTCGGCCTCAGAATCAACCACCCCCGCGCACTCGTGGTTCTCTGTTTGGTCTCCCTTGTATTCCTCACCTACACTGTGCTAGAATCCGGTCGCGCACTAGACGATGCCATCATGGAGCTTCGCTACTGCACTGTTTGTTGGACTCGATAGGAGTTGGCAATGGGAAAGCTAGTCATCCTCATTGCCCTGATGCTCTGCCCCGCCCTCTCAGCAGGAAACATCGACAAGAAGCTCCCCGACTTAGCGCGGACAGTCTCCACTGGCTGCCAAGTCAGTCGTGTCCTCGACGTTCACACACAAAGAGAGGCTTGGCAGGTTATAGTCTGGGCGCACTACTCCACCCCGGCCCCGAAGAAGAAGGACTGGAAACTCTGGTACTCAGCCCGCACCAAGAGGATGAAGGCGCTGAAGGATTGTGATAACTGGTTGAAGCGGGTAGCCAAGAAGATAAAGGCTTCCAGGTTCCCTAAGTAGCACTCCCCCCCCCCCTGACCCCTCCCTGTAGTACCCTTGACTTGACACACCCCCATTAGTGTGACAGCCTACCCTTGATGACTAGGATAGGAGTCACAGCCTAAGCTAGGACGCCTAGCCCGAGAGGAGACCAACATGAAAGGACTAAGCCATGGTAAGGGAATCATAAAGAGTTCCAGCAACGTCAAGGCCCTGGCAAGCAAGAAGGGCGGGAAGAAGATGGCTGGCAAGAAACTGGGCAAAAAGTATTAACCGATGCCCGACCCCAGAGTCAACCTAGACAGCCCTCCACCTCTCCCCCCTGGAGGGGGTAGCCGACCATCCCTGATGGGGCTGGCTGGACAGCAAGGAGGGGAACTCCCACCCACCCAAGACATGGTCTCGGGAATCGTGGAGAGAGGCGCTTTCATCGACCAGCGCCTGCAAGAGTTTCAACAGATTTTGCCCGACCTATCGCCGCAACTGGATGACCTCCGCACGAGGCTCCGAGCGATACTCAGTCAGGCAATCAATCAACAGGCCCAAGGAGCCGCACCACCTGATAACCAAGCAGCCCAACTCATGGGGATGCTCGGGGGTGGGGCGGCCACCTAACCTGTTGAAATCCGCTTCAAGGTCTGGCCCCTCGCAAGAGGGAGGACTGGCTGAGGCGACACAAAGGATGAACGACAATGGAAGTAACTGAATACATCAACACGCTGGCTCAGGAAGGTAGGTGGGATGCAGATTCCACCAAAGCCGTCCTGAAGGCTGTGGCTGAGAACCCGAAAGCAGCCGAGATGTTCAAGCGCGATGTCATGGCTCGTGAGGACTACTCCAGAAACATGGATACCCTCAAGACCGACAAGGATGCGTTTGAGGTCACAAAGACTGAGCACAAGGAAAATGAGAAGAAATGGCTTCAGTTCCACGCGGAATTGAAGGCCATCGAGGCTCAGCAACAGGCTGCTGGCAGAGGCGATGACCCTATTGACTCTGTTGACCCGCAGGTTACCCCCGACGACAAACCGCTGACCAGAAAAGAGATGTCTGACTATCTGGCCAAGCGGGATGACGCCTACGTGAGTCTCTTGGAGACGACTGTTAATCTCCAGAACTCTCACCAGGCAACCTTCGGAGAAGCCCTACCGGTCACAGAGGTCAAGAAGTTCGCCGCCGAACATCAACTCCCTCTCCAACAGGCTTACGACAAGTTCATCGAGCCCCGCTTGATAAAGAAGCGGGAAGATGACCTTGTGGCATCAAAGAAAGCCTCCTATGAGGAGGGAGTCTTAAAGGGACGAAGCGAGCAGCAAAGTCCACCCGACGCCGGAACCACAGGTGGGAGCGAATTCCTCCAGAATGTCCGCTCCACTGAAGGCGATAAGCCTGATGGCCTGGCAGCTTTTACAGAAGGGTGGCACGAAGCAGCCGCCAAAGCGTCCCCTTAGCAACACAACTCTACCCTCTAAAGGGGGGCAGAGAGGAGCAAGGAAATGGCAGAACTCGATCAGTTGAACGTCGCAACCCGGCGCTTCATCAGAACCGACCCTGCCTTGGTGGATGCTGTATTCCACCCCGACCCGTTTACTGCCTATCTGAAGTCGAACCTTCAGGTGGGCTTTCCGGGAGGTACGCTGATCCAGGAAGGTCTGCTTTACGACGGCCAGCCTGGCGGAGCCTATGCCAAGGGTGAGGAATTCGACATCACCGAGAAGCAGATTGAGCAGTCTCTCCAGTTTCAACCCCGTTTCACCTACGCCAACGTCTCAATGACCAAAGAGGACATCCAGGTTCTCAACAA